GCGCGGGCGGCGGCGCGGGCGCAATGGTCCCGCTCCCGGGTCAAGTAGGTGGAGACGGCGGCAAAGGACCACCAAGGCCCCTCTACCCGCTCAACATGAATCCAACTGGTGTTAGTCTCCATGGTCAAAGCACCACCCGAACGGCTTTGACTTCCACCGTCGTAAGTTCGGAACCGTCCGGGCCGAACACCTCATCCATGCGGGCATCGAATGATTCGTGAATGTCCCGGGGCCATGGGCCAGCCTTATGAGCCTCCAGAAATTCCCGGTAGTCCTCAAGGTCCACGGTTGCCTCAATGACCAACCGGATACGCCCGCCCACCCATGCCGGGGGTAGGCCGTCCTCTCCCAATTCCTGACGGCCCATCTTGAGCCAAGCGTCTACGGCCTCTTGGACCGTGACCAAGTCCGGGACGTCCCATTCCGCCCGGCGGTTAGGGTCCGTAAACCCGGCGTAGTCGTTGGCGTCCACATGGTCATGGAGGGCCACAAAGTCCGGGACGTCAGCCGGGATAGTCCCGGCCTCAATGTCCCGCAAAATCTCGGTTTTCATATCGGCAATGGCGGCGGCGATTTCAAAGGGCGAACGTTCGGAACTCATGGCGGGGTCTACTTTCGGTTTAGTTCGGTCACGGCGTCAACCAACTTGGCGACGTCGGCGGCGGGCATTTCGTTGGCCCATTGGATACCCAACGACGGGGCCAACTGTTGGGCCTGTAGGTGGGTCACGAAATCAAGATTGGGGGACCACTTTTTCCCGTGGATTTCCTTGGCAAGGGCCGGGACCCATTCCTTAAGCGGGACCTTGGCGGCGGCGGCGCGGGTCCGGTCATACCGGGCGTGGCACTCCCCAAGCGGGGACCCCGCCGGGGACTTGGCGCATTGCATTAGGTCCGCCTTAGACCCCCGGTCCACCTCCACGCCGTCCAGAGTCAGGACGTAGATAGGCCGGGGACGGGCTGACAGGCCTACCGTGGGGAGGAATGAGCCGATAGCGTACCGGGTGCCACGGATGGGCCTGGCGGACTCTACGGCCTCTTTGAGGGTTGCGGCGTGGGTGGACATTACATGCCCCTTTCCGTGAGGGTGAACAGGGCGTCCGCTTTGGCCAGCCGTTCGGTTGCTCTGGTCAGGTAGTTACTCCCGGCGTGGGTGGTGTAGCCGGACGTTGGGCTGAACCGGACGGACTTGGCCAATTCAGTGGCCCAACGGGCCAGCGCGTCCAATTCATCGGCCCCGATTTCCGCATGGCGGACGGACTGTTTGAGGAGGTACGCCTTGGCGGCGTCGGCCTTTTCGGCGTCGGTGGGTTCGGTGGTCATTTGGGGGTCCTTTGCTGGTGGGCTAGTTGGCGGTCATGGTTCCTAGCCGCCGGGACGTAACAGGCAAGCATCACGGCGGCGGCTAGGACGGCGGCAATCATGGTCAGTGGATGAGGAAACAGGACGGCGTGGCGGGGTCATCGTGATAGTAGTCCTCCACGTCATCGTCCCAATGGCAGGGTGCCCCGCAATCGTTGCAAAGCCGCCCGCCGTCCGCCGTCCGGTTATCGTCCGGGTCATTCGTGAAATGGTCATGGGCGGGGTTTTCGCAAGCAAGGCCGGGAGCCGTGCAAGGCGTGTGGACCGGGTCCGGCATGACCTCCGGACGTCCCGCCCTAAGCCACCGGTCAACCTCACTTGAGGCGGCGTTGAAAATCGGGGTTTCCCGGTCCATGCGGGCCTCTCCCTGTTCGTCCGTTTCGTCCTCCGGAATCTCGGTTGCGTAGACCTCAAAGGCCAGCATGTTGGCGTCCACGTAGTCATGGAGGGTCTGAAAGTCCGGGACGTCGGCGGGAATGTCCCCGCCCTCAATGAACGCCGTTATTTCGGCTTTCATGGCGGCGACAACGGCGGCGGTGGTTTCGGCGGTGGTGGTCATTGTGGGGTCCTTTGCTGGTGAGTGGGTGGCGGGGGGCCAATGGGGGCCGTGGCCCCCCCGCCGGGGTGGGGTGGTTAGTTGGATTCGTCCGTGATGAGGTCCGCCATGGCCTCTACCTGACGGGGGGTGAACGGGGCGCGGTAACCAAGGTCCGTGGCCAGCGCCGTGAACCGGGCCGACGCTTCCGGGAGGCTGAGGCCGGACGCCTTGGCCACGGCCTGGATAGCGGCGGGGCGGGTGACGGTGGGTTCTAGGTGGTCGAACATTTGGGTTTCCTCCCGGTGGTCTGTCTTGCTGATAGGTCAATAATGGCACGGCTAGCCGTGTATGTCTAGTACGGATTCCCGTATTCCCGTAACCCCTTATATACGGGGGCACGGGGACCCGGCTTTACGGGCCTACGGGAGTACGGGGACCCGTACCAATGCCCGGCCTGGCGGACGCCCTTTGACCATGGGAAAGGCCCGTAACCCCGTATATACGGGAGTACGGGCCTACGGTTCCACGGGTCCCCGTATATAAGGCAATACGGGAGTACGGGCCTACGGGGTGAGGTTCTGCCTCATCCGGTGGGCCACCCTGCCAGCCAGGTCCGGGTCCTCCTCAAGCAACTGGAGCAAAGCCCGGTACACCTCCACCGTGGGGACCCGGTTTAGGCCCAAGGCGTCCGGCAGACCCATGGCGTCCGGGAAGCTGCGGACGAATTCATACGCCGCCCGGTCAACCTCCACCGTCATTTTGACCGGGGCCGTCCGGGGCTGGACCGCCGGGGTAGCCGGCGGGTCCGTGGGGGCCGTCACGACGGACAGGCGGGCGTCAAAATTCTTGCTCATTTTCGTTCCTCCAAAAGTTCGATAGCTGCGGAAAGGTAGCCGTGTAGGTTGCCCGTGATGGGCGCGGCAAATGATTGGGCCAGCACCTCAAGCCGGGGGATACCCACGGCGAACACCCGGACCCCCATCTGATTGACCAACACGTTCCGGACGCCGTCCGTGGACCCGGCCCGGTTGACCGTCCGGTTCAACAGGAACCAAACGTCCTGGCCCGGACGGCCCGCCGTCTCAATGGCTTTCAGTGTGGGGGCAACCCGGCGTAGCTCAATAAGGGTAGGGGCCATGGGCACCACCACGACGTCCGCGGACTTGAGGGCCGAATGGACGATACCCACCGGGGGCTTTTCGGCCTCCTCTTTGGAACGGGGGTAAAAGGGCGGGGTGTCAATGAGGACCACGTCAAACTTGCCCCGGGCAATCCCGGTCACTTGACGGTGCAAGAGCTTGGACGGGTGGGCCACGGTGGGCACCGTCCATTCCGAAAGTTCGGACCACTCGGTTATGGACTCCTGGGGGTCTGCATCCACTATGAGGACGGACCGGTCCAGTTCCCGGAACGCCTGGGCAAGGTAGGCCGCGGACGTGGTTTTCCCCGTCCCGCCTTTCAGATTGGCAACGGCAATAGTTAGGGGTGTCATGGCCTGTACTTTATACGGGTCCCCGTACTCCCGTACCCCCGTAAACAGTCCTTTATTATTAGACGGTGAACCAAGACGAATACATGGCCAAATGGCACCCGGACGCCTTGCTGGACTTTATGGGCCGGGGCCTCTATTTCGACTGGGACGGCAAACCCGTGGACCGGGACCGGTACGTGGAAATTTGGATGGGGGACCGTCAGGTGGGCCTGGATGACCTGGGCAACCGGGGCCGGGTGTCCACCGTCTTTATGGGCATGGACATGGGGGTAGGTTGGCCGGGTGCCCCGCCCGTCCTGTTCGAAACCATGGTCTTTGGCGGACCCCTGGACGGGGCCTGTGACCGATACCCCACCCTGGCGTCCGCCCGCCGGGGCCACGCCCATTGGCTCCGGATACTCAAGGCAACGCCCCGCCGGCAGCTCATCCACAACGGGCGAAAGCCCCGGGGGTAGCTGGTCAGGTTTACCGGGGGGAACTTAAGTTAGTTCTTGCTGAGTAACCCACTCCCCAAAGGCCTTATCGCCCCGCAACCCGTCCCGGTTATGCGGAATACCCACGACAACTAGACCCACCCTGTTTTGAGGGTAAGTCTCATGGATTTCACGGCCTTTCGCGCTGAGGCCGTGCCCGGTCGCCGCGGGTACCGGAGGGACATGTTACGCGGCGTCACCCAATGGATTTAAGACCCCGGGCCATGCCTGGCCAGGTGGGTGAGAGGTCTAAACAGCCGGGTTCTTTTACGCCATAACCCTTTACGAAAGAGGCGTCTTACTGGTCTACGTGGTGGCCTCCTTGGGGCGGCGGACCCGGTGGACTTTGTACGGGTACACGGTGTAATCGGGCCGGGGCCTTAGCTCCATGACCATGACGTCATCGGCGGGCGGCGCGGTGGCCTCATCCGGCGGGATATAGACCCAAAGCAAGGTCCCCCCGGTATCGGTGCATTCGGTGAACTTGGAGGTCCGGCCCCAACAATTCAAGCTGTGGCCGAACCGCCGCCCCCCGCCATGGAGGGCGGTGGCGCGGGCCTCATGCAAGAGGCCGTCAAATTCCCGGGGCAGCTCATAAGCCACAAAGTGCTTGCCTACGAAAAATTGCCGAATCGGGACGCGGTAACCGACGTCCTCCAATGCCTGGGCCAATGTGGGGTCCGGCGTGGGGCGGTCTACCAACGGGGCCTCCTGGATATGCGTTTGGACAATGAAAAAAGCCGGGAGCGGGAACGCTCAATCCGGCTTATTGTCGTGTCGCCATATACCATGGGTTATGGAAAGCAGGACATTCGCCGTTACGAACGTTCTAGCTAATAGGCCCCGCGGACTTCCCGGTCCAAGGGGTCTTTCCAATGACCATATCTTAAGGATTCCGGGGACGTCGCCACGCGACACGCCCGGGAGGTCTTAATAAAAAAGGCCCCGCCTCCTCCACGGAAGCGGGGCCTTTGTGGCCTAAGATGCGGGCCGCAACGTCCGGCGGTCCTTTAGCGACTGGATGACGATTGACACGGTTTCCAAGTCATCCGGGGATAGCCCCCGCAACGACTCAATGACTAGGTCAATTCGGTTGCCCCCGGGGTAACCCTCCGGAGTGATTCCGGCGGACACCATGGCGGCTTGCTGGACGGTCTTTAGGGGCAGGTTCATGCCCTTGGCCAGTTGCTCCAGAGTGTGCGCCCGGGGCATGTGGTTTTGTTTGGCCGTGGCCAACTGGCCAATCTTTGCCTTGGACAGGTCGCACCGGCTGGCCAGCATGGAATATGAATCCCCGGTCCTGTCCTGGTGGGCCAAAATAAGGTCCCGTAGATTCAATGGCTTATCGGTGTTCGTCATGTTTGCTCCCTGGTTTCAAGACTTGACGTCGGTTCCCCCTGCATAACATTTGAGAGTCTATAAGTTCTAGACGGTGCCCGTCTAGCAACGACATACCATGAGGCCCGGACAAATTAGACGCCCGGGTGTCCCACGCCGCGCCGGCTGGCCCCCCAAGGTGTTTGCCCCCTTGGGGGACGCGCTGCTATGTTCGGAACGTCTAAAGGATTTAGACGACGGTTCCGAAAGGTTTAGACGTGGAAGAGGCAAGGGTTTTCATCGTCCCGCTGCGGGTGGAATCGGGTAAGACCGCCCTACGCGCCGCCCTGGATGAGGCCGGGCTAAGCCTGGCCAAAGCGGCGGAAGCGTCCGGCGTGTCCAAGCCCACCATTGGCAACCTGGCCAACGGTAAGGGCGGGGTGGAGCGCCGGAAAGCGGACGCTATCGCGGAGGCCCTGGGCGTCCCCACGGTCCGGCTGTTCGCCCATAAGGACGGGGTCCCCCCGGCATGATCGCCCCGGAGCTGCATGGGTACGGCCACGCCGTCATGGTCCTGTCCGCCGCCGATTACCGAAAGGACCGGGGCCGGTGGCTCAAGGCCCGCCGGTCCGGGCTGGGGGCATCGGATACCGCCGCTATTCTCGGATGCAATCCCCGCCGGACCGCGCTGGACGTTTGGCTGGATAAGACGGCCACGGGCGAACCGGTGGACCTCCAGACGGAAGCCATGGAGGCCGGGCACAAACTAGAGGACGTGGTGGCCCGGTGGACCGCCGAACGGTGGCCCCACCTGGGCAAGCTGGTGCCCACGCCGGGCCTGTTGGCCCACCCGGAACACCCATGGATGCTTGCCACCCTGGACCGGGGCCTGGCGGACCGGGGGTCCCGGACTAACCCGGTCCGGGGAATCCTCGAGGTCAAAACCACGTCCGCCTACAACTACAAAGACAAATGGCTTGAGGGCGTCCCGCCCCGGTCCATCCAAGTTCAATGCCAGCAACAAATGGCCGTCACCGGGATGGACGAATGTTGGGTCACGGTGGGAGTGGGCGGACTCAATGGCCCCATGAGCCTCCCGGAACCGGTCCGGGTGGCCCGGTCAGAACAGGTCATCGAACAACTGATCCATTACGGCGGCATGTGGTGGCGGGACTTTGTGGTGGCCGGCGTCCGCCCGGAACCGACGTTTGAGGACGCGGACAAAATGGCCGCGCTGTACCCGGCGGACGAATCGCTGGACGCCCTGGTCATGGACGGGCCACTGGAGGACGTCCTGGCCCACTACCTGGACGCCAAGCGGAAAGCCGACGCCGCCGCGCTGCGGGCGGACGAATTGCGGTTCCGGCTCCAAAAGGCCATGGGCGAACGGACCGCCCTGGCCTGGCCGGACGGTCAGGTGGCCGCGACGTCCAAGGAACAGCGCCGGAAGACCTTGGACAAAAAGGCGCTAGCCGCCGAACGCCCGGACGTCCTCGAGGTGGTCCAGCAATACACGCGCCCCGGGCAACCGTTCCGGGTGTTCAAAGTGAAAGAGGAAACCCAATGACCGAACAGGCCGGGCAAGACTTAGCCGCCCATATCGCGGGCCAACAGGTCCAAACCGGGCGGGCAACCGCCTTTGACCTGGTCAAGTCCATGGAAACCGAATTTGCCAAGGCCCTGCCCAAACACGTCCCGGTGGAACAGTTCATGCGGACCGCCATTACTGAGCTGCGGCAATCCCCGGACTTGCAACAGTGTTCGGCGGAATCGCTCCTGGGGGCGTTCCTGACCGCCGCCCGGCTGGGGCTTGAGGTGGGCGGACCCCTGGGGGAATTCTATTTGACCCCCCGCCGGGTCAAGGGCGTTCCGTCCGTGGTGCCCATCGTGGGGTATCGGGGCCTCCTCGAGCTGGCCCGCCGGTCCGGGCGCGTCGGCGCTATTAAGGCGTTCCTGGTCTATGAGGGGGACGTATTCCGGGAGGGGGCCAATTCCGAACGTGGCCCGTATTTCGATTTCGAACCGCTCCCGGGTAGCCCCAAGGGCCGGGCCATTACCGGCGTCCTGGCCGTGGCCCGGCTGGCCGGCGGGGACGTCCAGCATAACCACATGACTTTGGATGAGGTCATGGACCGTAAGGCCCGGGGCGCGGCGGGCGACTCCGGACCATGGAAGACGGACCGGGACGCCATGATTCGGAAAACCGCGCTGCGGGCGCTGACCCGGGAGCTTCCCCAATCGTCCGGCCTTGCCCTGGCCCGTCAGGTGGACGAACAGGTCCAAACCTTTGTCCCGGGCGAAACCCTGGACCCGGGGACGGGGGAACTGACCGCATGAGCCGGCTAACCCTTGGGGAGCTATGCGCCGGGTACGGGGGACTGGGCCGGGCGGTGGAAAACGTGTTCGGCGCGGAACTCAAGTGGTATTCCGAATTCGACGCCGCCCCGTCCAAGGTCATGGCCTACCACTGGCCGGACGTCCCCAACCTGGGGGACATGACCCAAATTGATTGGGCGGCGGTCCCCAAGGTGGACATTCTGTCCGGCGGGACCCCCTGCCAGGACTTGAGCCACGCCGGACGGCGTAAGGGCATGACGGACGGGACCCGGTCCAACCTATGGGCTCAAATGCGGGAAGCAATCGCAATCATTCAACCCACCTGGGTGGTTTGGGAAAACGTGAGAGGGGCTTACAGTGCCAGAGCCGATAGCGATTTGGAATACTGCCCGGGATGCATGGGAGGTCCCGGGGACGGAATCCCTCCTTTGCGGGCACTTGGCCGTGTACTCGGGGACCTTTCCGAACTCGGGTACAACACGGAACGGGAAGGAATACGAGCTGCCGACGTGGGCGCGCCGCATGCAAGGTTCCGGGTCTTTGCCCTTGCCCGACGCCGGGCCGCTGCTTAGGACCCCATGCGCCGCGGAAGCGGAGGGCGGGCCGCTTTCCCCGGCGACGGCCAAAGCCTACGGCCAAACGTTGCGCCTGACCGGTCAGATAGTGGACCTGGTGGCACCGGGCACCCTGGCCACTCCGGAACAACGGGCGGCGCGGGACGTCCTGTTGCCCTCCCCCGTGGCCGAACCGTCCGGCAGCTCACCGGAGGCCCACCTGGCCCGTAAGCCGGGCCGGGAGGTGGTCACGGACCTTGCCGTGGTGGTGGAAAACGGCCTCTTGGAAACCGGGGGCCGTCTGCTCCCAACACCGGAGGCCAAACTGGCCACGTCCGGCCCGGACTATGCCCGGTTCAATCGGGAGGGGTCCGGCGGTCCGGACCTGGTCACGGCGGTGGCCATGCTGACCCACCAGGACCCGCTCCCGCTGTTGCCCACGCCCACCACCCAAGACGCGGCGAACAACGGCGGGCCGTCCCAATTCAAACGCAATACCCCGCCCCTCAATACCGCCGTCCTCATGCTCCCCACGCCCCGGGCATCGGACCATAAGGCCGGCGGGGCTAACCCAACCGCCGCCCGCCGGGTGGAGGACGGGACGGCCACCCTGGGGGAGGCAACCGCCATGCTCCCCACGCCCCGGGCATCGGACGGCGAAAAGGGCGGACCCAACCAACGCGGGTCCAAGGGGGATTTGACCATGCCGTCCCTGGCCCCCCGGCTCCCCGTGGCCTGGGGCGACTATGAACCGGCCATAAGACGCTGGGAAAGGGTCATGGGACCGGCCCCGTCCCCGGTCCAGCCGGGAGCCAAAGGCCAGCCGCGCCTCTCCCCACTGTTCACGGAATGGATGATGGGCCAGCCGGCGGGATGGATCACGGCCCCGGAAATCGGCCTGACCCGCAATGAACAGTTGAAAGCATGCGGGAACGGCGTGGTCACCCAACAGGCGGAGGCAGCCCTGGCCGCAATGCTGGCCCGATTCGAAGAGGAGGACGCGGCATGACTGCATCCGTGCTGTACGTGGCCTATATCCAAGCCTGTTGGGCGGTCCTGTCCGCCGTCCTCCTGGCCACCGTCCTGGCCATGCTCCTGGGCGTCATGTTCCTGGCCGGGCTGGCCGCTATCCTCCGGACCTGGAGGTGGAGGGCATGACCGCCGAAAAGGCCCCGGTCCGGAACACGGACCCATGGACCTCCCACGCCGCCGCCGCGGACGTCGCGCCCACGGTTTCCACGGTCCGGTCCCGGGTCCTGGGCATCCTGTCCGCCGCCCCGGACGCCCTCGAGGGCGTCACCCATGACGGCCTTATCACGCTGTACCGACAATATGCCTTACGCCTGGGCTGGCCCCCGGCGTCCGATAGCTCCATACGGACCCGGGTAAACGAACTGGTCCGGGACGGGGAAGTGGAGCGCGTCCCGGATGACGCCGGGCGGTCCCGGTTCGGACGGCCCGCGCTGCTTTGGCGTGTCGTGCCCGTCCAAAACCGGGAGACGGAAAACGTGGACGGTGGGGCATGAGCCAGCGATTCAGCAAAAAGCCAAAGAACAGTAAAAAGCGCCGCAACCATTCGGCAACCGAAACCCAAAAGAAAAAGGACCGGATCGACAGGGCCAAAAAGTACGGCAAAGGGGACCAGGGATGACCGGCGACATTGCGGAGCTGCCCGGCCAAATCCGTCTGGAGGACGTCCTGGTGGGCGCGCCGGTCCCGCCCCCTCCCGCGCCCCTGGTGGACCCCCTACAGTTCGAAATGTTCATCCCGGGCACTCCAGTGCCCCAAGGGTCAAAAAAGGCGTTCAAACACCGTCACACGGGCCGGGTGGTCATGACGGACGATAACCCCCGCCTTGCCTATTGGCGGGCCGTGGTGGACGCCGTGGCCCGCCGGGAGTGGGCCGGACGCCCGCCCCTGGACGGACCCATAACCCTGGACCTGACGTTCTACCTGCCCCGCCCGAAACACCATTACGGGACGGGCCGGAACGCCGAAACCCTCAAACCCAACGCGCCGGCCGTGGTCATCGTCAAGCCGGACGTGGATAAGTTGGCCCGCGCCGTGTTCGACTCCCTGACAACCGCCGGGGTTTGGACGGACGATTGCCGGGCCTATGGCCTGGCGGGCTGGAAATACTACGCGGACCCCCGCCCGCCGGGCGTCCTCATCCAACTGGAATGGGGGACCCCGATTGCCTGACTACTCGGAACAGTGGGAAGCGGAGGACGCCCGCCTGTTGGCAGCTCACATAGCCCGGACCGCCGGGCGGCTCGAGGTCCTGGCCGAACGGTACGCCGAACTAAGGACCATGCTTGCCGCCGGGTCCGGGGGCAAGGTGGCGGACGGCATGCCCGGCCATGGACCCGCCGGCCCCCGGGTGCCCATCCGGGTGGAGGTCCTGGACACCCTGACCGAAATAGACGGCTACCTGGCCGGGGCCTTGCCCCTGGTCCGGGGCGCGCTGCGGTTGGGCGTGGGGTCCGGGCAATGGTCCATGGGACCCAAAGACGGCGGGGACGCCCGGACGGCGCGGGTCCGGGCCGGGCTGTTGTTCCTGGCCTCCGGACTGGCCCGGGTCTACCAGGAGGACCCTTACCTGGGGGACGACGTGTCCCGGGGCGCGTGGCAGCTCGAGCGCCGCGCCGGGTGGATTTTCGGGGACAGGTCCCGGCCTTTCGCCCTGGCGGACGCTTGCCCGGAATGCGGGGTCCCGGCCCTTTGGGTGGTCCCGGAACGCATGGCCATAGTGTGCGGGAATCCGGCCTGTAGGGCCTCCCGCCCGGTCCATGCCGTCTTGCCGGTCCATGTGACAGGCTCCGCATAAAAGTTGACTGGCCGGAATCATACCCGGTCAAATCGTTTGCAAAAAGTCATAGACGGGGGTGTCCTTACCCGCGGGTATGCGACTAGATTAACGGAAGGTCTATAAAACGTAGACGGGTCCTAAGCTGGGAAAGGGTCTAAGCATGACTGTATGGCGGGCAGTTGCGGACGGGTTCGCCCTGGGTCCGGAAAAGGAATTCAACGCGGGTAGCCGGCGGGTGGTCCTGACGTCATCGTGGACGGATGAGGACGGGGTTTGTGTCAATGTTGACGCCGGGGATGAGCCATTGCCCGCCGCGCTCCTCGAGCGCGTGGCCGTGGGCATGATCCAATTGGCGGCGTTGCCCGCCCCGAACATTTCGGAAATTTCCGCATGCTAGCGGGCGCTGCGGCGTGTCCTGACCGTCTAAAAACGAAACGATTTTGTCCATGGAAATTGGACGCCGGGTGGTCACGATGACCGGGCGTTCCACGCCGATGGGGGAGGCCGGGGAAACCATGCGGGCCAACGTCCGGTTTATCCGCGGGTACGGGACTTACACCCGCCTTTCCCGCGCCCTCCTCACGGATTGCGGGGTCTACATTCCGCCCCTGGGCTTGCGGCGGATCGAAAAGGGGGACCGCCGCGTGGACGTGGACGAATTAGTGGCCTTTGCCAAGCTGGTGGGCGTTCCGCCGGGCGAACTGTTGACCACCCGGTTTGGGCGGGAACCGTGAAGCTCTACCTTGCCGGACCCCTGGCGGATATGCCGGACGCCGCCCGGAAGCTGCGGGACGCCGGATTCGACGTCGCCAACCATGACGACGTCCCCGAACCACGGACCGCCCCGGCATGGGCCGGATGGGTCCGGAACTCACTTACCCAAATGCTGGCCGCTGACGGGATAGCGTTACTACCCGGTTCCGGCAATTCCCGGGGCGTCGGCCTCATCTGCCGGACCGCCCATGAACTGGCAATGCCCATCCGGACCATACGGGGCTGGCAAACCCACGCGGGCCAATATGCCTACATGCAACGACTGACAGGGGAAAGTCCATGAGCCGCCGCTATCCCGTCCCGGAACACCTCCGGACCGTGGTTCCGCCGCAATACACGAAAATTACGGACCTGGCCCGAACGCTCCATATCAGCCAGGACACCCTAAACATGCTTGCCGACGCGGGCAAGGTGGACGCCGTCAAGGTCAAGGCCTGGAAAGGCCCCCACAAAGGCCAAATGCAATGGTGGATTAACCCCACGGACCTCCTCAAGGTCATGGCGGACAACAAATGAACGCCCGTGGCTTTTACCACGGCGGGGTCCCGGACTTACGGGTGGGGGACCTCCTCACGCCCGGCCACGCCCGGAAAAAGCATGAGGGTTGCCCCTGGTGCGAAGCCCGGGAGGCCGGCGGGGCGCACCTGGGCATAGACGGCCCCTCCCAAGTGGAGGCCGTCTATTTCACGCCCGTAAGGCTGTACGCCAAATTCCACGCCTCCATGTACGGGCGCGGGGACCTCTACCGGGTGGAACCGGTGGGCCAAATGACCCTGTCCTTTGAGGACACGGTGGAAACCTGGACCGCGCCCGCGGCCCGGGTCATCTCGGTTTATGACCGGGCCGTCTTACTGACGATGACCGAACGCCGCCGCCTGGACCGCCTTTGGCGGGAAGCGGACAACGAATGGAACAGGACGAAACGATGACCGAACAGCCAACCGAACAGCCAAAGCACGGCGAACCGGGCCACGTCTGCCGACACGCCCTAATCGACGCTACCCACGCCCTGGCCGGGGTCATCATCCGGCAACACCCGGACCGGGAGGACTCCCTGGTGGCCGAATCCTGGTCCAGCGGGCTATCCAAGCGGGCGGCGGCGTCCATCCTCAAAGACCTGGCCGCGGAGTGGGATAAGGACGCGGACGCGGAAGAGGCGGAAGAGTCCGCCATGGAACGCGCCCGGACGGCGGGCCTCAACTAATGGCCGGGGAAACCACAATTACCGTCATTGGCAACCTGACCAGTGACCCCGAACTAAGGTTCACGCCCGGCGGGCATGCCGTGGCCAATTTCACCATTGCCAGTACCCCCCGGACGTTCAACCGGCAGACCAACGAATGGGAGGACGGGGAAACCCTTTTCCTCCGGTCCAGCATTTGGCGGGAAGCTGCGGAAAACGTGGCCGAATCCCTAACCAAGGGCATGCGGGTTATCGTATCGGGGCGGCTCAAGTCCCGGACATACGAAACCAAAGAGGGCGAAAAGCGCACCGTGGTGGAACTGGAAGCGGACGAAATCGGGCCGTCCCTCCGGTACGCCCAAGCCCAAGTCAAGCGGATAACCCGGAACCAAAACCCGCCCGGCGGCGGGTTCAACCAAGGCGGGAGCGGTCCGGCGAACTCGAGCGCGGGGCAGCTCCCGCCGGATGACCCATGGGCCACGCCCGGCAACCAGGCCAGCGCGGACGGCTGGGGCAACGGCCCCGACTCGGAACCACCTTTTTAAGCCCTGACCGTCTAGTTTTCGTGTACGAAAGGACCAAAATCATGGACCCATGGATAACCAAAGCCGAACATGCATTGCGGACAGGCCAGCCGAAATTAGCCGAACTTTACATGAGGCGGGGCCTCTCGGAATCGCCTGCGGGCCGGTCCTGGCTGGCCTGGCGGGACTTCACGGCCACCCTGACCAAGACGGGCCGCGCCGTCGTGGACGTGTTCCGTCAGGCGGGCCTACTGGATGACCCGCCCCGAACGTCCTATGCCCTGGCCGGACCGCCCAAGGCCGGATCATGAACACCCGGAACGCCCGCCATATCCGCCGGGGCATCCTCCTGGCCCGCCGGGGCCGGGACGACGTGGACGCCGGGACGTTCGAAATCCTATGCAAGCTGAACCGGGCGGGCGTCCGGGCCTGGGGCCGGACCCGCTTTCCCGGAATCAAAGTGGAAGTAACCAAGGTCCGCCGGCCACGCTGTTGGGAGTGGGTAAGGTGGTAAGCCCGGGGGGCGAGACGGTGGCCCAACCGCAATTTTTCGAAATGCGGTGGCCCGTCCTGGACACTGAAAAACCCGTGGGGGAACTAATGGCGGAAGCCCTGGCGGACCTACGCCATGAGCTGCCCGGCTTGGGCCTAATCGCCCTCTCAAGTCCGGTCTTTACCTGGGTCACGGCCCCCAAGCTCCATAAGCATGCCGGGCCGTTCCTGGTGGCCCGGCTGGCCGTCCGGGACGCCGTCCGTCACCCGGTGGTGGACGCATGACCGCCCCGGACACCCGGCTAGGCCAGCGCGTCCGGGAATTGCGGGGCAGACGGTCCCAACAGAAAATAGCGGACGCCATGCGGGCGCGGGGCTGGAAATGGTCACAAATGACCGTTTGGGGCCTGGAACGCGGGGACCGATCGCTTAAGCTCCTGGAAGCCGTGGACCTGGCCCGCGTCCTACGGGTGGACGTCGCGGACCTACTCGGGGAACAGCCGGACCACGAAAAAGTCCGGATGGACCTACACACAACACCGGAAGCGGAGGACCGCGCCGCCGGTAGGGCCGATAACCCGGCCCTTGCCACCGAAACCGTGGCCAAAGCCGAACAGCGGGCCTTGCAAGGCTGGCCCTGGCCCGTATCCGGGGACGCAACGGCCATACTGCAGCCCGGGAAAATCCCGTGGGGGGTGAAACGACGTGGACGCCTCAAATAACCCCCAAACCGTCCTGGTGGACTCGGTTTCGGCGGCGGTGGCCGTGGACCGGCCCAAATCGACTATCCGGGGATGGGCTAAGGCCGGACTGATAACAAAACGCGCTGAGGACGCCAAAGGGCGGTCCATGTATGACCTAGCGGAGGTCTACCAGGTAGCCACGCGCATGGCCACGAAAAAAGCGAAAAAATGAGGCTCCAAATCGGGGCCGGCTATCCGGAAGTGCCCGCCATGGTCCTGGGCGTCCCGGTCCGCCTGGTGGTCTGCTCATCCAACGTCCACCGGCCCCCGGTCCCGGCCATGGTCCTGGGGACGTTCGGCGCGCCCTGGCTGGACGTGGACCCGGCCCCGGCGGCGTATTGCCACGCTTGCGCCGTGGCCCTCGAGGCCCTGGGGGTATTCACTCCGGAAGAGGACCCTTAACCCGGCTAGCGTCACTGACGTAGACGGCGGGTTCCTTGGTTACCTGTTCCACCCATGCCATGCCCCGCCCCCGGCATTCGGGCCGTCCGCAAACGGCCACGGACGCATGGGGCCGGGTTTTGTCGTACCGCCCCGGTTGGTTGGTCACTATGCCCGCCCGCTCCCGGTGGTCATGCGGGCAAGGGTCCTCGAGCCGATGAGCGCCGCCGGTCATCGGCCCACGACGGACGAAATAACGTCCGTCAACAGCCATGCAGCGGACGCGGCGGACACCATGGAGCAATAAAACGCCACTTTGTACGCCCGGCGCGTCTTGTAGTACAGGCGTTCGATTTCGGCCACCATGGTGACCGGATTAGCCCGGCCCTCAAACAGCATTGCCCGGCCCCCGTCATCCGTGGCGTACTGGCAAGGCCCATCATGGTTCCTGGGGGCAACGCATGAGCCAAGGCCCTTGGTCATGTTGGCCGGGAAATCGGCGGGCGGGGCTTTGGTACATGCAAGGAAAGAGTCAGTCACGCCGTCTAGTGTAGGTGCTGACCGTCTAATAACCGCTCAAGAGGGGAACCACCATGACCGACGATGACCAACCGGACCCAATCGTCATCTTTGATGACGATGACCCGTCAATTGTCCTTTTCAATGAGGCCGACGAAATAGAGGGGAACCCCCAATGACCGAACAGCGCGCCAAATTCATATTGGAAGTAACCGCCGGCCTCATCCCGGGCCGGGCCGATGACGCTTACACCAAGCGGTGGGCCATTACCGGGGAAGAGTGGGCGGACCACCCGGAACCGTCCCACCTCCTGGCCGAATTCAACGGCAAAGCCCAAGGCTATGCCGGGTTGCTCATGCTCCAGCCGGACCACGTCAATTGGGTTCGGACTGATTGGGTCCTCCTCTAATGGCCATAAGCCTGTCCCCGGATTGCCGGGACGATAACCACGGCAAATGCCCCGGGTACGGGTGGGACCTCGAGTTTGACGCCGTGGACACTTGCCCATGCACATGCCACCCGGACACGCCCAAGTGTGGCCTACCCCATGAGGCCCCCGGCCTGGCCTACCTGGGGCCGTGCCTCATGGGTGCCAACCATGACGGCCCCCACCACTTCACCGGACCCATTGAGGGGACCGTCATAAGCGTTACCCTGGGCGACGGATGGAAGCGGACCCGGACCCGGGACGCGGGGGTGGATATGGTACTGGAGGACCTGGCCCAAGCCATGGCACCACGCCCGCCCGAACCGCCATGCTGACCCAAATAGTAAGCAATGTGACGTCCACCACTAGAGCCCCTGGCGTCCAGCTTGACTAGACGTCGCGGGGTAGTGAACACTGGGGGGCAGGTGGCATAGGTGGCTGCGGCTCCCGTTTCGCCCCTTGCCGCTAGGCTCCCGGTTCACCCTTTCGGTTCCCCCGAATTGGCTTACTGGGAGCCGCCCCCCAAAGCCTCATGGCCCCGCTTCCCTAGAGCGGGGCCATTGCTATGTGGTGGGAGTAGCGCCCGGGATAAATTGCGGACATTGCGAACCGCGCCCCTTGCCGAACCTGCCCACCCTGGGCGAGGGGTGGGGAGGGTGCCCCTCCTGACTCCTGACCAGGGGGGGTACCCGCCCGGGGGGCGGGGGGTACTGACCATAGGGGAGGGGGTACCCCATGGACGGGGCCGTGACCAACCGCCGAACCAAAAGGCAAAAGCGCCAAGCCGCCGAACTCAAAGCCCGCGGCCTACCCTGTTGGCTATGCGGACTGGACATTGACTACACCTTGCCGCCCGATGACCTCATGGCCTTTAGCGTGGACCATATCAAGCCATGGTCAACCCATCCCGAACTACGGGAAGACCCTGGCAACCTTGCACCCGCGCATAGCCGATGCAACAAGCAACGCGGCGCAAATCCTCCACCGTTGGGCCTTGGTTTGCTCTCAAGGGCCTGGTAAGTGCCCCTGGTGCCCCCTGCAGCTCCACAATGTCAGACCCCGGGGGTAAGGGGGTCAAAATCGCTGTACCCCGTGCCCCGGGGCCCATTTGCCGGCAGTGAACCCTCTCCCCCCGGGCTTTTACCCGGGGTCACGCGCGCGCGTGATTATCGTCTAGTCCTTATGGACGGTCAATTGGAGGTGGTGCCCGTTGGACATTTGGAAGACCACGAATGATTCCGTCCAAGCCGCAAAGCGGGCTGGCCTCATCACGGCGTTGGATGAGGGCGCGGTGGTAGTCCTGTTGCAAATGGCCCAAAGGTTGGATGACGTGGAATTCCCCGTCTTTGACGGCAAATTCGACAACGTCACCCAAGGTCTTTACCTCAAGTATTGCGAATCCCTGGGGCTTACCCCCGCCGGACGGACCCGTCTGGAGGACAAAAAGGAATCGGGGGGTGGCAAACTTGCCCATCTCCGGAGCGTCCAAGGCGGTGGCCCCGCGAAATCCACGGGCCGGAAGCGCGCCTAAGCCCCTGGTGGGCCATGAGGTCCCCCGAATCTTTACCCCGCCGTTGCGCCGGCTGACCCCACGGACGTCCGCGGGGTTCGCTTGCATCGAATTTGCGGAGGACGTCCTGGGGCTGGTGCTGTTCCCCTGGCAAAAGTGGTTTCTGATTCACGCCCTCGAGCTGCTCCCGGATAAGACGTTCCGGTTTCGAACCGTGGTCCTCCTGGTGGCCCGTCAGAATGGCAAGAGTACCCTTGCCCAAGTCCTGGCCCTGTTCTTTATGTACGTCCGGGCGGCGCGGCTGGTCATCGGGACCGCCCAAAACCTTGATATTGCGGAAGAGGTATGGGCCGGCGCGGTGGAAATCGCGGAGGATTGCCCGGAACTGGCCGACGAAATCAAAAAGGTAAACCATACCAACGGCAAAAAGTCGTTGGACCTGACCACCGGGGAACGGTACAAAGTGCAAACCGCGTCCCGCCGTGGTGGCCGTGGCCTGTCCGGGGACCTCATCCTGTTGGATGAGCTGCGGGAGCATCAAAGTTGGGACGCCTGGGGCGCGATAACCAAAACCACCATGGCCCGCGCCCTGGCCATTATCCTGGCGCTTTCGAACGCCGGGGACGCCTCATCCATCGTCCTCCGGTATCTCCGGAAAATGGCCCATGCCTCCCTGGGGGACCCGGACGGGATTAACTCGGACGGCCTGGCCCCGGAACTCATGGAGGGGCTACCCCCGGAAATCGCGGAAGACCTCCCGGAATCGGAGGACGATAGCCTGGGCATTTTCGAATGGTCCGCCCCGCCGGGCTGTTCGCTGGATGACCGGGACGGGTGGGCCGCGGCTAACCCGTCGTTGGGCTACGCGATTACCGAACGGGCGATAGCCGCCGCCCGGAAGACGGACCCCGAATGGGTGTTCCGGACTGAGGTTCTTTGCCAGTGGAATGACGGGACCAATGAGGGTCCTTTCCCTCCCGGGTCCTGGGAGGCCGGGCTGGACCCGGATTCCTCCATTCCGCCGGACGCCAAGGTGACGTTTTGCATTGATACCGAACATGACCGGACCCGGACGTTCATTTCCGCCGCTGGCCGACGCCTGGACGGCGGGGTCCATGTTGAAATAGTCGCCGCCCGGTACGGGTCCGGGTGGGTCCTGGACTGGTGCCGGGAACGGGCCAGCGCGGCCACTCCGCTGCGGGTGGTGGTACAGGCTCGAGGCGCGCCGGCCTCCGGTTTGATCGCTGACCTAAACGAATTGGAACACGTCACCGTGGTGGAGTGGGGCGGTTCGGACCTGGGCGCGGGTTGCGGAAAGTTTTATGACGGCGTCAAGGCCCACCAGTGGACCCCGGACCCGGCGAACAACGAAACGGAAGAGGACCGCCCCGTCCGCATTTGGCACTTGCCCCAGCCGGTCCTGGACCTGGCGGCGGGCACGGCGGTAACCAAGCCCCTGGGGGACGCGTGGGTCTGGAACCGTAAGGCGTCACCTTACGGCGCTGCCCCTCTCATGGCCGCAACCGGCGCGGCGTGGGACGTATTACAGCCGGTCGAAATCGTGCCCGTTTCCGCTTACGAAACCGGGACTCTAATGGTGGTTTGAAAGGCGGGCCGTCGTGGTCATTTTGCAAGTGGCGGTAGTGGTCCTGGTTGGCCTGGCCGCGGCGCTGGCCATTGTCCGCATGGTGGTGGACTGGCTCTACTCCTGGCGGACCCTGGTGGCCCGCCGCGTGGTTATCAACCTCAAGACAGGCCGGGGCCTGGACGGCCTCCTGGTCCGGAAGTCCGGGGACCTGTTGTTCCTCCGGAATGCAACCGCCTTGGAACCTGGTTCCGCCCCTGCCCCGATTGACGGGGAAACCGTGGTCCAGCGTCAAGACGTCGATTTCATCCAAACACTAGTACGGGGCGGGGTGTAGGCGGTGGCGTTTGTCGTATCCCAAGGGGCCTTGCAAGGTCTGTCCAAGCCGGCGGCTTTGCCCGTGGGCCGTCTGCAGCTCGCTACCGATTACACGGCGGATTACGGGTCCATCTGGAAAAGCCAGGGCGCGGTCCGGACGGTGGTGGATTTCCTGGGCCGGAACATTGCGTCCCTGGGCTTGCACCAGTTCCGCCGGGTGTCCGATACGGACCGGGAGCGGATCACGGATTCCGGGCTTATCAAGCTGCTTAACCAGCCGAATCCGGGGACCACCCGTTACCGCCTGTTGGACGCCCTGGTCCGGGACCTGGGGATTTTTGACCGGGCCTATTGGGCCAAAATGGCGGGTAAGGACCGGCCCTACCTGTTGCGCCTCCCGCCCGCCATGGTTACCCCGGTGGGGGATTCCTGGCTTTGGCCGGAAGCGTTCGAATTCCGGGGGTCCAAGGGCAAGCGGGTTTTCAAGGCGGACGAAATTGTCCACTTCCGGGGCTACTCACCGGACGGTGACCTTGGCGGGCAACCTCCCATTGAGGCGTTGCGCCGGGTCCTGGCGGAAGAGTACGAAGCCGGCCGCATGCGGGAAAACACGTTGCGTAATGGTGCCCGGGTATCGGGCTACCTGGAAAGGCCGGTGGGTGCCCCGCAATGGTCCGAACAGGCGGCAACCAGGTTCACGAATTCTTGGCGGTCACAGTACAACGGGACCGGACCCCAAGCCGGCGGTACGCCCGTCTTAGAGGACGGCATGAAATTTGTTGCCGCCTCCCAAACGGCGGAACAGCTCCAGTATGTGGAGGCCAGGAAACTGACCCGGGAAGAGGTGGCCGCGGCCTTTTTCATCCCGCCCACCATGGTGGGGGTCATGGATTCGGCCACGTTCTCCAATATCAAAGAGCAACACAAACACCTTTACCAGGACACCTTGGGGCCGTGGCTTTCCATGATTGTGGAGGAACTGGCCTTGCAGCTCATCCCGGATTTTCCGGACGCGCTGGACACGTACCTGGAATTCAACATGGCCGAAAAGATGCGGGGCAGCTTTGAGGAACAGGCCGCGCAAATCCAAACGTCCGTGGGCGGTCCATGGATGACCCGGAATGAGGCCCGCGCCCTGTCCAACCTCCCGGCCATTGAGGGCGGGGACGAATTGATAATCCCGCTGAACGTCATTGAGGGCGGACAGGCAAGCCCGAACGATTCGGCCCCGGATACCGGCGAACTTGCCGGGCCGTCCCGGGCCGTCAAGGCGGCGGCGCTCAAGGCCCTGGCGAAAGCGGAGGAACCGGAGGAGGAACCGGACGCGGTAACAGCGGTCTACGTGGCGTTTTTCAAGCGCCAAAAGGAAACCGTCCTGTCCGCTATCGGGGCCGGCGGGTCCTGGTGGGACGCCGCCCGGTGGGATGAGGAATTGGCGGCGGACCTGTTCAACGTCGCCGCCGAACTCTCGGAAGTCATGGGCGGCGACGTCGCGGCGTCATTCGGGCTTGACCCGGGGGACTACCCGGTGGACGACACCCTGGCATTCCTCCAGTCCTTTTCTGAGCTGCGGGCCGGGTGGGTGAATGAGGCCACCCGGACCGAACTGGAGGACGCCCTGGCCGACGAATCGGAGGACGCCCCGGGTCCGGCCCGGGTGTTCGAAAACGCGGAAGCCCAACGGGCACCCGCGGCGGGCAAGGCCACCCTGTCGGCCCTGGGGTCTTTCGTGGCGGTGGAAGCCGCCCGGAAGCTGCTGGGGGGCAAGGCCACGAAAACATGGCGGACCAATTCGTCCAACAGCCGGAAGTCTCACGCCCGCATGAACGGGGAAACCGTGGACCTGGACGACAAATTTTCCAACGGCCTGAACTGGCCCGGTGACCCCGCAAAGGGCGCGGACGAGGTGGCCGGGTGCGAATGCACCGTGGAAGTAAACCCCGTGAATACCGATGACTGAGGAGGAGGAAAAGCCGTGAAACTGAAAAACGCAAGGGTCATGCTGAAAGCCGGACCGGAGGCCGGACTGGAGGACGGCCAGTTTGAGGCTTACGCCTCCATCTTTGGCAACATTGACAGTTACGGGGACGTGGTCCAGCCGGGTGCCTTTGACGCAACCCTCAAGGAATGGGCCGAATCGGGCAACTTTTTGCCCGTCCTGTTCGGCCACAACATGATGGACCCGGACTACAACGTCGGCCACGTCATTGAGGCGACGGAAGATGAGCGCGGGCTAAGGGTCCTGGGGCAGCTGGACCTCTCATCCCCCAAGGGTGCCCAAGTCCATAAGCTCCTCAAGGGCAAGCGCATTTCCCAACTGTCCTTTGCCTATGACGTCATCAAAGGCACCTGGGGCCAGCTTGACGGCGTGGACGTCTACGAGCTGCACGAGGTGAAAATCTATGAGGTTTCCCTAGTCACCATTGGCGCTAACCAGGAAACGGAAGTCCTGGCCGTGAAAGCGGCCATGGAGTCGTTGGCCGGCGGCGTCAAAGAGGGCCGGGTTTTGTCGTCCAAGCACGTTGATTCGTTGCGGGCGGCGCGGGATTCCATCGACGCGGTACTAGCCGCCGCGGAGACGGTCACGGATCAAGATAAGGCCAGCGGTACAGGCGAGGTCAAGGGCGAGGACGGCGTATCCGTCAAGCTCGAGGAACCAAGCCCAAACCCGTCCGCTCGAGTCTTGGCATGGGAAGCGTTCGACGCCGAATTGGCGGCGAACGCCTAAGTAAATAGCACCACCCAACTAACCGCCTGGCGTCCGCCTGGCGGTTTTTTCATGCCATGGAAAGGGCAAGGAAAATGGATAAGCTCCGCAAATTGCAGGAATCCGCCGCCGCCGCCGCTAAGCGCGCCCGGGAGATTGCCGAAAAGGCAGACGGCGAAAACCGGTCCATGACCGCCGATGAGGAATCGGACTACCGCAAAGCCATGGGGGAAGCCCGGGAACGTCTGGAGGCCGTCAAGGTCGCCAAGGCAGACCAGGAAATCCTGGCCGACGCCCGCGCCCTGGCCGCCGAAATCGGTTCGGAAGCCGTGGCCGACGTGGACGCCCTCAAGGCCACCGGTACGCCCATGCAGCGCGCCAAGTCCCTGGGCTTGCAGGTAGTCCAGTCCGCCGAATTCAAGGCGGCAATGGCCCCCTACGGTAACCGCGTCCCGGAAAAGGCCCGTTTCCAGACGGACCCTATCCACGTCAAGGGCCTGTTTACTGGTGAGTCCTCCACGTCTGCCGGCGCGTTCGTCACGGCGGAAGATTCGGGCATCCTGGAGGCCCTGGGACGCCGCCCGCTGACACTGCGGGACGTCATTAGCGTTCGCCGGACCGGTTCGGACGCAATCGAATACGTGGTCCAGACGGCCCACACGAATAACGCCGCGCCGGTTGCGGAGGCCACTAGCTCCGCTGCCCCGACGTCCGGGGCGGAAGCCGGGGACCTGGTCCTGGCGGCGGGCGGCGGTTACAAGCCGGAAGGGTCATGGGCTTTTGAGCGTAAGACCACCACGGTTAAGACCATTGCCGAATGGGTGCCCGCTACCAAGCGCGCCCTTGCCGACGCCGCGCAACTTGAGGGGCTTATCAATGATGAGCTGCGGGCCGACATTGCGGAAGCGGAGGAAAACCAGATCCTCCTGGGCGACGGCGACGGCGAAAACCTCGAGGGCATCCTGGAAACCACGGGTATTCAGACCCAAGCATGGACCACGGACATTTTCACGACTGTTCGTAAGGCCCTGACTAAGGCCCGCGTGGTGGGCCGCGTGGTGCCCAACGCTATTGCCCTCCACCCGGAAGAGGTCGAAGTCATTGACCTGGCCCGGGAGGGCGCGGGGACCGGTCAGTTCCTTGGCGCGGGTCCGTTCGCCCTGGGACCGCGGACCCTGTGGGGTCTTCCCATCATTGAGACGGAAGCAATCACGGCGGGCCGCGGCCTGGTGGGCGACTTCTCCAAGGCGGTCCTTTGGGACCGTGAGGAAACGTCAGTGACCGTCACCGATTCCCACGCGGATTTCTTTATCCGCAACCTGGTGGCAATCCTGGCTGAGGAACGCGTGGCCTTTGGCGTGGTCCGTCCCACGGCGTTCGTTGACACGGACGTCCGCGCATAACCCACCCATTGACCGGACGCGGGCCGCGCTTGCTGGGGCGTGGCCCGCGTCCACCCAACCGGAAAGGGGCACGGCCATGGCTGGGCTCAAATCGTATTCGGTCAACGTCAATGGCATGGCCGCAACCTTGCGGCTTTCGGACGTTGACGCCAAAAAGCGCGGCCTAACCGCCGCTGACCTGGTGGGGGCCAAAAAGGCAACACCACCCAAGGCAAGGCCGGCGGCAACAAAAAACGTCCCCGCGCCCCCGCTGAACAAATCCCGAACCGCCGCCGAAAAGGCCGAATAGCCAACAGGGGGCGGGACCGTGACAACGTCAATTATTGAGCCGGACGAAGACGCGTTCCGCTTACCGCCCCTGGTTACGGCGGCGGAATTTTCCGCCTGGACCAAGGGCAAGATTTCCGCGGAGGACCCCCGCGTGTTGCCCCTCCTCAATGGGGCATCGGCGGGGATTCGACGCTGGGCACGGTGGCATATTGCGCCGGTCCTCGAGGAGACACTAACCGGGGACGGGCCGGGCGGTTCGCTGCTCCTCCTCCCAACCGGGCGGCTCCTCGAGGTGCTGACCGCAACGAACGCCGGGGAAGCGGTGGACGTCACCGGGCTGGACTTTTCCCGTCACGGCATGGTGTCCACGGGCGGGGCCTGGTCTAACCGGTTCGGGGCCGTATCCGTCCGGGTCCGCCACGGGTATGACCTGGCGGACGTCCCGGACCTGGCGCAAATCGTGAAGCAACTCACGGCCAACGCCCTGGCGTCACCCATGGGCGCTACCCGGGAACAGGCCGGGACGGTTTCGGTGGCTTGGGCCACTACCGCCCCGGGCGTCTCCGGTGGCCTGTCACTCCTCGAGCGGGACCTAGCCGTCCTGGCCCCCTACAAGATTTAGGGGGCCGGAATGCTTCCGTCTTTCGCTGACGATACGCCCACCGTGGTCCGGCCAACCTGGACCACGGACGCCCGCGGGACCCGCCGGGCGGACTACGGGGCCGGCGCAACCCGGACCCCCGTTCCCGGGTCACTGCTCCAACCGGGGGCCTCCCAAGAGGTCCTGGAAAACCGGGTGGGCGCGGTCGCCGTCCGGTGGTCCTGGTTCGCCCCTCCCGGAACCGACGTCCAAGCAACGGACGCCGTGGAATGGGAGGGCAAAACCTACGCCGTGGACGGCGAACCTGCCCGGCATAGGTCCCCAACCGGGGACCTGGACCACGTCCTGGTCCTACTCATCGACTGGAGGGGGTAACCCATGGACGTTGGCGGGAAAGTCACAAAGCTGGTTTTCAAAACCGCCGGGTTCCGGCAAATCCTCCGGTCCGGCGCGGCGCGGGCAGACGTCACCCGGCGGGCCAACGCCATGGCGGCGGCTGCGGGTGAGGGGTTCGGCGTGGAAGTCAGCACGGGCGCTAACCGCGTCCGGGCCACGGTGGCCACCGAATCATGGGAAGCCGCCAAAGCGGAAGCCACGGACAAAGTCCTGACCAGGGCGATAGGGGCGGGCCGTGGCTGAATTCGTGGAACCGGCGGACGGGGAAACCGTCCTTATCGGCTACCTAACGGAAATGCTGGCCATGCAACCGGGGTTCGATTCCGTGGCCGTCCTGGGGGCCATGAACGCCGCGTCCCCGGACTATGAACCGCCCGCGGAAGCGGTCACGGTACGGGCCACCGGAGGCGTCCCCCGGGACGTCCTGGTGTCTAATCTGCAGCTCACCATTACGGCCTGGGGGGCCGGGCCGGACGACGACATACGGGCGTCCGATATTGCCCGCCGGGCCGCTGGCCTGATCCTTTACGCCGGCCGCAAAGGGTGGATGGGGCAGACGGTAGTAAACGACGTCACGGCCCTTTCCATGCCCTATAAAGATTCGGACCCGGTCACCTCCCGCGCCCGATATTCCGCAACTTTCACGGTTGCAATGCGCGGGCAAATCGTCAACGCATAGCTTTTTCACTGCCTGAAAGGGGCAAACCAAAATGAGCGTTATTGCATCCAATGTTCTGACCGGGGCACCGGACCAACTGACCACCGGCCCCATTCTTTCCGCCCCCCGGGGCACCACCCTGCCCACTGCGGTGGACGATGAACTGGACCCGGCGTTTGAGGACTCCGGTTACATTTCGGAGGACGGCCTGACCCTGACCCCGGAACGTTCCACGGAACAGGTACGGGACTGGTCCGGGTCCGTTGTCCGGGAGCTGCTGACCGAATTTTCCGCCAAGCTGGCATGGGGCCACCTTGAAACCAATGAGGCGTCCCTTAAGAACTACCTGGGGGATGACAACGTTTCGGTTACCGCCGCCGATGCAACCAACGGCAAACGGATTACCGCCATGCTCAAGGGCACCGAAATGCCCCGGAAGCCCTACGTGTTCAAAATCAAGGACGGGGACGCAAAGGTCCTTATCGTGGTCCCGGACGGTCAGGTGTCCGAAACCGGGGAAGTGGCGTTCGTGAAGTCCGGCGCGATTACCTGGCCGGTCACCCTTGCCACGTACCCCGATAGTGAGGGCGTAAACGTCTACATCTACTTGGACGATGGACAGGTTTTGACGGCGGGCGTCCCGACGCTTGCCGCCGTCGTGGGCAACCCGGACCCGGCTGGGGAGGGTGACCTGGTCACCATTACCGGTGCCCGGTTCACGGGCACCACCGGGGTGACCATTGACGGCGTGGCCGTGGATGACTTCACCGTGGTTAATTCCACCACCATTGTGGCCAGCCTCCCGGCTGGTGACGCCGGGTCTGCCCCGGTGGTGGTTACCAACGGCGTTGGCCCGTCCACGTCGCTGGCATACACCCGCGCCTAAGCGCCGGGCACCAGGTGGGGCGGACGTCCGGGGTTGCGTCCGCTCCACCTTTTTCCATTCCTAACCCCAATTCGAAAGGCTCCAGCAAATGGTCTTTGAGGTCCCGGCGTCCAAGGCGTCACAAAAGCAAAACGTGTTCGAATTCAAGGTCCCCGGGGAAAAGAAAACCCGGTCCCTCCCGCTGCTGAAATATACCCCCCTGGGCTACCGGAACAAGCTGGCCAAACTGGCCGCGCCCATCCGGGACGCCCAAGCCGCCGGACAGGACCCTGACCAGGAGGATTTGCGCGCCCTGGGAGAGGTGCAGCTGGAAATGCTCGAGCGGTATTCACCCGGCCTTGCTGACGTCATGGATGACGAACAAATGGGCGCGCTCCTCAAGGCCTGGCAAGAGGCAAGCAAAATTTCAGTGGGGGAATCGCCGGCCTTGCCCTGATCCTCAAGGATCATGGCGAGGCCGTCGAATACGACTTACTGTCCATGGGGCTGCGGCTGGATGACCTGGGAACGGTCCGGCTGACCTGGCGGGACCTTTACGTGGTGGTCCACCAGTCCGGCCCACGGTCCGCCCTGTTCCGGGAGCTACAGCCGGAAATGGCGGCGTGGGCGGGCGGGCTGGTCCTGGCTGACCTCATGGCCCACGCGGTGGACCTGTTGGCCGGTGGCAACTGGCAACGGGCGGGCAAGAAAACCGCGCCCAAACCTAAGCCGATTCCGCGCCCGGGGCGCAAATCGGAAGCCCAAAAATACGGGTCCAAACCTATCCCGGTAAAAGACTTTGACGACTGGTGGAACGGGGCAAGCTAATGGCCGGTGGCAACGCGGTGGAACTGGCGGCGGCGTATGTCTCCATCGTCCCGTCTTTCAAAGAGGGCCGGGAGTCCATAACCAAGGAACTAGTCCCGGAAGCGGAGGGCGCGGGCCGGGAGGCGGGCAAAAAGGCCGGTAAGGGCTTTGGGGACGGCCTGGGACCCGCCGCCAAAATCGGCGGGATAGCTGCCGGAATCGGCGTCGGGGCCATGGTGGTGGGCGGGTTCCAAGGGGCCATTGAGTCTGCGGACCTCCAGACCAAAATGGCCGCGCAAATGTCCCTGACCCCGGAACAGGCAACCAAGGCCGGGGACGTGTCGGGCAAGCTGTACGCCGGGGCCTACGGCGAAAGCATGGCCGACGTGTCCACTGCCGTGGGGTCCGTTATGTCCTCCATGGAGGGCATGGCCGACGCGTCATCTGCGGACCTCGAGGCCATTACGGCCAACGCCCTGGACCTGGCCGCGGCCTTTGACGTGGACGTGGCGACGTCGGCGGCAACCGCGGGCGTCCTCATGAAGCACGGCCTTGCCAAAGACGGCACGGAAGCAATGGACCTCATCACGGCAGCTATGCAAAAGCTACCGGCGTCCGTCCGTGAAGAGGTCTTCCCGGTAATGGACGAATATTCCAAGCACTTTGCCGGGCTTGGAATTGACGGCGAAACCGCAATGGGCATGATTGTTGCGGCGGGTGGTGACGGTGCCATTGGCATGGACAAGATGGGTGACGCCTTAAAGGAATTCCAAATCCGGGCTACCGATATGTCCAAGTCCACCGGGACCGCTTATGAGTCCCTGGGGCTGAATACCCAAGATATGACCAACCGGCTTTTGGCCGGCGGGGATTCCGCCAAGGGTGCCATGGGCGAAATCGTGGGGGCGCTCCAGTCCGTAAAGGACCCGGCGGAACAGTCCGCCCTTGCCCTGGCCCTGTTCGGGACCCCGCTTGAGGACCTGGGCGTGGATCAAATCCCGGCGTTCCTGGGCATGGTGGACCCCATGGGGGACGCTTTCGACGATACCGCCGGGGCAGCTTCCAAGTTCGGGACCACCCTAAACAGCGGTCCGGGCACGGCTCTAACCACCCTGCAGCGGACCGTAGAAACTACCTTTATGTCCCTGGCCGAAACGGCGTTGCCGGTCCTTATGGCGGTCATGGGATTTGTCCAAGAAAACCAGTGGGTCCTGGCGGCGCTGGCCGGCGTCATCGGCGGGGCCTTGGTCCTGGCCTTTACGGCGTGGGCGGTTTCGGCGTGGGCCGTCGTGGCCCCGCTCCTGGCAAACCCCGTGACGTGGATAGTCATTGGAATTCTTGCCCTCATTGCCGCCCTCATTTGGCTGGTCATGAATTGGGATTCCGTGGTGGCGTGGGTGACCCAAGTTTGGGGCGGATTCGTTAATTGGGTGGGTGAGGTTTTCGCCGGCCTGGGCACCTGGCTTTCCGAAATTTGGACCGGTTTTTCATCGTGGTTTATGTCCGTTTTAGGCGGATTTGGAAATTGGGTTGTCGAAATTTGGGACGGACTTTGGCGGTGGGTAGGCGAAATTTTCGGCGGTTTCGGAAATTGGCTAGCCTCAATTTGGGCCGGAATTTCCGGATTTTTTATGGGTGCCCTTTCGGCTTTCGGTTCCTGGATAGGTTCAATTTGGACCGGAATTTCGAATTTCGCAATAGGCGTTTGGAACGGGCTTTTGTCGTTCATCGGCGGGATTCCCGGGGCAATCCTGGGGTACCTGTCCTGGCTGGCCAACCTGGCCGGAATGGTGGGCGCGTGGTTCGGCTCCATGGCCCAAGCTGCCATTGCCAAGGGCATGGAAATGCTCAACTGGATAGCTGGCATCCCGGGCCAAATCCTGGGGTTCCTGTCCGGGCTGGGGTCCATGCTGTGGAACGCCGGTTCCCAAATTATGTCCGGCTTGCTTGACGGCATTAAGGCCGGTTTCCAAGGCATAGCCGATTTCGTGGGCGGAATCGGCCAATGGATTGCGGACCATAAGGGGCCGAAAGCCTATGACCTGGCGCTGTTGGTACCCGCCGGCGGCTGGATCATGGGTGGCTTTGTGGACTCCCTCAAGGCCCACATACCGGACCTGGAAAAGCTCATGGGCGACGTGTCCACCACCCTAAAGGTGGGCGTCCCTGACCGGCTCGAGGTCCCCGCCGTGGCGTCCCCGGCTCCCGCCGGGGGCTACGCCATGCCGGACGGGGGAGGCCAGCGCGTGACGAACATTGAGGTCAATAACCCGGTCCCGGAACCGGCGGGCCAGTCCATCACAAACACCCTTGCCAAGGTGGCATATCTCGGAATCGACGGGGGAGAGTAATGGAAACCTGGGCAATTGACGGCGTGGCCTTGCTGTCCCTGGCATCGGACGTCCAACGCATAGATACCAACCTGGCCCCTCCGCTGCGGGGGGAAGATAGGCAATACGCGTTCCGGCCCGGGGCCGAATACCGGCCCCGGGTCACGGACTCCCGGTCCATCACCTTGGGCCTATGGCTCATTGGCCAGGACGGGACAGGGGCCACCGTTGCGGACTACATGGCCAACTACGCCGCCGCGGAACGGACCCTAAAACGGCTGTTGCGCCCGGACGGCGGCGGGCAATTCGAAATCTCCCGGACCTGGACGGATGACCTGGGGACCCACACGGCCACCGGCCACGGTATCGCCCCCGGGGGCATCGAACGGAACCGCGCCGGGCGGCATGCCGGGCGCGTGACCGTGGACATTGGCATGGCTGACCCGTTCTTTTACGGGACGCCCGTGGTGGTGCCCCTGGCCGTGGGTGTAGATACGCCTGTGGAAAACCTTGGGGATGAGGCCACGGCGGCGGCGGTGGTCACCTTTGACGGCCCATTGTCTAACCCCACCCTGACCAATTCGACGCTTACCCCGGACGTATGGGTCAAGGCCGGCACGGACCTGGCAGACGGGGATTCCCTGTCCCTGGACGTGCAAAGGACGTCCATAGTCCGGGCGTCCGATTCGGCCAACCTCATTGGCAGCTTGACCCACTCCGGAGCCCGCGCCTGGTTCGCCCTGGGCCGGGGGACAAACACGGTCACCCTGTCCGCGGACGGCGGGGCCGGAACCGCCGCCCTGACCTTTCAACCCGTCTATTACTAGGAGGCCCCCAAGTGGCTGGAAACTACCCCGACGCGCCGTCCTGGAGGATGGCCTTTGACCGCGACGGGACCCAAGGCGTCAAGATTGACGGCGCTAACAACATGTCCACGATGACTAACGCGGAACTGGTGTCCCTGAACGATGAGGCAGACACGACGGTAAGCCAGTTCGGAAGCCCGTGGAAGCTGTGCCTTATCTTCCCGGAGCTGCGGGACCTTGACGGCTATTTCCGCAATATCTCCGGTAAACAGCTGACCGTGGAAACGTCCGTGGACACCACGAACGGCTTTGACGGAACATGGGTGACGCTATCCGCTAGCACGGGGGAAACCGCCGTTAATACGGTTTCGACTAAGCCGAATTACCGAACCGGCATAGCGTCCTCCACGGTCCTGGCTATCCGGGCTATCCGGTTTGGCGGTCAGTATCAGAACTTTGGTACGTCAGATTTCCGGAGTGTTCACCTTTACGGCGAACCGGTACCAGGGGAAAACCCCAACCGGCTGGCCCTCTGGCATCCCACCCTTGACCAACGGGTGACCCCTGCCTATTTCGACTGGGGCAACGTGCCCCGGTCATCCTCTGCGGACAGGACGTTCCGGGTCAAAAACCTTTCGGCGTCCCTGACCGCCAACAGTGTGCGGGTGGCCATGGAGGCCCTGTCTGACACTACCCCGTCAGTGCCGGCGCAACATACGCTGAGCGCGGACGGAACCACGTTCCTGGCTCAAGTCAATATCGGAGCCCTTGCCCCCGGGGCGATTTCCGCGCCGCTGACCTTGCGCCGGATTACCCCGTCTAACGCGGTCCTCTCACTTTGGTCTTTCCGGGTGTTTGCCGAATCCACCACGACATGGAGTTAAGCCATGACCACCATGAGCGTGAAGTCACGCAACCGGACGCTTAGGTCCCATTTCGGGGCGGACCGCCATTCCACCCTTTCGGAGGCAACCCTGTATTTTGCCCTGTTCCGGGGGGACCCTTTCGGGGCGGGCACGGAACCAACGTCCGCCGGCGGCTATGCGCGGGTGGCGAAAACGAATGACGCAACCCTTTGGGGAACTATCGGGGCATCGGACGTCACGGTGGGCAACGGCGGGGCATCGGGGACGATTGCCTGGCCGGTGGCCACCGGGCTGTATTCCATCACCCTGGGATTGGATTATTGGGCCGTGTTCGACAACTCCACGGGCGGGAACCTGCTTTACGGCGGGCCGCTGACAACCGCCATTATTGTGACTGGAGCCGGGGACGTCCCGCGTATCCCGGCGGGGTCCCTGTCCATAAGTCAGCTAGGTTAGTCCGGTGGCGAACCGGGACGGGGCCGGGACCGGAACATTCCCGGCGCTGCGCTTCACTGCCGGGGCCGTCACCTCCCAATATGCGGTAGTGCCCCTGGCCCCCGCCAATGGGGACCGCATACCCGCGGCGGCGGTTCCGTTGCGGGTGGACGTGTCCAACACTGCCGGCGGGAATTCGGACGTCCATTTCGACGTGGCCACGGATTCGGCGTTTGCCTCCATCGTGTGGGGGACGACGTCCACAGACGTCCCTAACGGCGTCCTCCAAGTGGTAGCGTCCGGGCTGGCCAACGGGACAAAATACTGGTGGCGCGCCCGCATGGCCCCCACCGGGACGACTGACTGGGGCCCATGGTCCGGGACCAGCCGGGCCACCGTGTCCTATACCGCCGTTTCGGTCCTGACGGCCACGGCCCTGTCCAGCCTGGACGCGCCGTCCAAAGCCGTGGACGGGAACGCCGGGACCTGGTGGCATAGTGCCGGCGAAATGCCCACCTGGTGGCGGGCCGAATTTGCCACGGCCCAAACCATCCGAAAGGTGACCATCCAAAACCGGCCCGGTTTCCCCAACCGGACGCAAAAGGATTTCCTCATCCAAGGGTCCAACGACGGCAGCGCATGGACCACCCTTTACACCGGGGTATCCGTAACCTGGGCGGCGTCGGACGAAATTAAAACCTTTGAGTTTGCCAATGCCACGGCCTACCTGTATGCCCGTATTTACATTACGGCGAACAACGGGGACAACTATTCCAACCCGGCGGAAATCACGTTTGCAAAGGACCCGGTTAACACCATCACGTCCGATCCGTGGTCTTTCGCGGTGGACCTCAATTCCGGGCGCGGGCTGGCCTATGTTGACGAAAATGTGGGCGTGGATTTGGTCCTGGACCGGGACGTCACGGCGGCGGCTTACGTGGACGAAAACGTGGGCCTTGACCTGCTCTTGGATAAGGACGTCACGGCGGCGGCTTACGTCGATATGAACCACGGGGTCCAAGTCACCATGGACCCGGACGGGGTGGAGTACGCCCATTATGGGGACGTCAACACCCTGGCCCCGTTCCCGCATATTTGGTTCCTACGCCCCGCCGCCGGCCGGTCCGGCGACGGTATCAATATCTTTTGCTTTGGCGTGGGGGACCTGGCGGAAACCTACACCGGGAGCGTGGAACTTGATTTCGGCGGGACTATCGGATGGGTAGCCGTCCCGGTGGTGGCCTGGAACACCATGCCCCCAACGCCGGACGCCTATACAGCCGCCCGGCTCCTGGACGCCGAAACGGCCTACATAGATATGCAACATTCGGTAGTCCAAATAACTATCCCTGACGGGGCCATTCCACCGGGCTACCCGCTAAGAATTAGGACGGTGACGCCGTGACGGTCAACTACAGCAATACCGTTTTCCTGACCGTCCTACCCCCGCCCTCACTGGAGGGCGTGGGCTGGACGGTCAGGGTCCTTTCCGAACGGGACTACGTTTCCCCGGTGGCCCTGGTGGAACGCTTTTCCGGGCTGGGGTTCACGGTGGACGCCAACGCGGAGGGCGGCGGTACTGTCTCCCTTGACTCGGACGACGGCATTTTCAAAGGGGCCTTGCCGGTTGGGGAATCCACCCGGCTGCAGGATCAAGAGGCTTTATGGCAAGTCCTCGAGGACGGGCAAGTCCGGTTCGAATTCCTGGCGGAAGACGTGGACGAAGACATAATCCCGTCCGGCGGCGGACCCCGTCAGACCGTCATAGCCGGGCGCGGGACCGCGTCCGTCCTCGAATGGGCTCCCGTCCTACCGGAGGGAATGCCCACGCCAACGTCCATGGCCCGGACGTTCAACGCCCATCCCATGGCCGTGTGGGTCCAACTGTTTGAGGAGGCCCAAGCGGAGGGGTTCCTGGAATGGGTGAACCTGTCTTTTGACGCCGCGGCGGATTCCGCCGCGGAGCCGTGGGGCGGGCCTCAAGCCCTGACCGTCAACGCCGGGGATACCCTCCTGGACCTCCTCAAGCGGTGGGCGGACGCCAATGAACTGTCCTGGCGCATGCTCCCGGGCTTTACCCTCGAGGTCCGGCAGACCCCCGGAAGCCACCTAGAGGACACGGTGGTTTTCACCCAATACCGGAGCCAGGGCGAACACAAACGGAAGATCACCCGCCGGGAACTGGCTAACGTGGTCTATGCCGATTCCGGGGACAACGGCCTGGCTGTTGCGGCGGACACGGATTCGGCAACCAAGTGGCGCAAGCGCGCCGCGTGGGTGTCCGCCGGGGACGCGTCGGACGCGTCGGCGCGGTCCGCGGTGGCCAACGTAACGTTGGGCCTTGCCAAGGATCAACGCCTGTCCCGGACGCTTAAGCTGCTCCCGGACCGTGAGGGCCGTCACCCGTTCGTGGACTTTAACGTCCATGATTGGGTGGGCGTGGAAGTGCCGGACGATGACACGGAATCGGGGGCGCGCCAAGTCATGGGCCTGGCCGTCGATATCGACGCGGACGGCGTGGTCCAGTATGAGGCCACGCTACAAAGCCGCTTTGAGGTCCGGGCCGTCAAAATGCAAAGGCTCCTGGACAAACTGGGGGCGTCCGAACGGTCCGGGTCCGGCGGCGCTGCGGCCTCACCCATCACGGTAACCAAGGCTATGTCAGTAGTCAGGCTTGAGGAACTGGCGGACGTGGACCTGACGGCCCCGGGCACCGGGTCATTGCTCCAATGGAACGGTGCCCGGTGGGTGGACGTCGTGGGGAACCTGGACCTGTTGGCCGACGTGTCGTCTGCGGGGGCCGACGCCCCGGCGGACGGGGACGCCCTGGTCTACGACGGCGGGGCCGGGCTTTGGAAGCCGGGCAGCGCCGGCGGCGGCGGTGGCAGCTCCACCATGTGGGAAACGGTCCTGGACCTGCCCGGAACAACGTTCAACACCACCACGGACTGGACGGTGGGGACGGGCACCTGGGCATCCAACGGGACCGAAATCACCCAAACAAGCACGTCCGGCACGTCCCGCGCCTACCTCAAAAAGAAAATGCTGACGGGCGCGGTCATCGTGGATATAGAAATCATGATCCTGGCCCAAGCCGGCGCGGACACCCAAGCGGGCGTAGTGGTGGCCAACACCGGGACGGGCACGGGCGGCACCCTGTACCGGCTCCACATGACCAACGCCACGCCGGACAAAGTGGAGGTGGAACAGGACGCCGTCCGGGCGTCCCTCCAAATCTCCATGAACTGGGGCGGGCTGAACGTCTGGAAGAAATTGCGTTGCGTCCAGTTCGGCAACATTGCGTCCGTCTACCTGGACGGGGTCCTGTTGGGCACGGCCTCAAACGCCATTGCCCCGGTCAATGGGGACGGTACCTATATAGGGCTAAAAACCAATACGGCGTCCGTCAAGTTCCGGAACCTCAAGGTCTGGAATCCGTCAATGCCCGCGCTTCCATAAGGGGGAATCAATGTCTGACCAAAACCACCCGGATGACCCGGGGTGGAAGCTCGCCCATATCCTCCATGAGCCGGCGGCTATCAACGCGGCGCAATGCCTGGCCAACGCCGCCGCGGCGGGGTCCGGGCTGTTGGCCATTTTGGGCGGCATGCCCAACGTGGTGACCGCCCAAATTGGTCCGGTCCTGGCCGTCCTGGTGGGGTCCATCCTCCTGGTGGGCGGAAGCATTGGGGCGGTGGCCGTCCTGACCGGGGCGTGGTGGCTCGAGCGCATTTCGTTGCTCATTGTCGCCGTTGGGTGGGTTTCCCTAATGCCCGCCGCCGTGACGTTCGCTTTTAGGCCGTCATCCACGGGCACGATTTGGCTAATTGTGGCCCTCCTGGTGGTGGCCATTGCGGACATATTCAAGCGTTATAGACGCATTGATTGGGCTTACCTGGACCCAACTAGGTAAGGGGGGGTAATGACTCCGGAACTGTTGACGGCCATTCTTGGCGTCGGTGGGCTTGCCGCCATTGTCCCGAAAATCGTTGACGGCGTGTCGGCCTGGCTATCCGGGCGCGCCAAAACCGAAAAGGCCCGGAACCAAACGGTCCTGTCCAAGCTGTCCGCCGCTGACCGGCGGGCCGAATCGGAAGCGGAATTTAGGCGGAAGCTCGAGGAATACGCGGGCCAGCTGCGCCTCCTCCTGGTCAATGCCGGGGTGCCCGCCGCGTCGCTTCCACCGTGGCCCGTCCGGGAACATACCCGGCGGGCGACGGACCCGCAATAACCCACTAACCCCCACCCATTCGGGCGGGGGTTTTTTCATGCCCTGGAGGGGGTCCAGCAATGTCCTATGAATCCATCACTGAACATAACGCGACGTTCTATCATGCCCGGCCGGCGGGCCACCAGTACCGGTATATTGCCATTCACTGGTGGGGGGACCCGGCGCAACGGCCCACCTTTGACGGGACCGTGAATTACCTGGTCTATGGCGGGGCGCGGAATTCGGCGTCCGTCCACTACGTGGCGGAAGCGGGCAAGGTCGCTTGCCTCCTGGACCCCGACACCCAATTAAGTTGGGGCCAGGGCGACGGGGCCGGGGGCGTGGGGAACAACTATGCAATATCCATCGAACTAAACCCCCGGGCCTGGGATTCGGACTATCAGACGGCGGCGGAACTTATCGCGGAGCTGCGGGCGGTTTACGGCCCCTTGCCCCTCATGCCTCACCGGGCGTTCACGGCCACCCAATGCCCTGGCGTTTGGGACCTTGCCCGGCTGGACGCCCTGGCCCGGGGCACCGGGACCACGCCCCCGCCGCCCCCGGCTCCCACGCCGCCGCCGGCCCCCGCGCCGGGGGCCGATATGTCGCGTATCCATTGGGTGGTGGAACCGGGCGACACCCTGGGGGAAATCGCCAACTATTACGGCGGGCCGTCCGTCCAACAGATTGCAGCTCACAACGGCATTTCGGACCCCAACCGGATTGCCGTTGGACAGGTCATCTACATTCCCGGGCCGCTGGCCTGGATAGTGGACCCCGGCGACACCCTGACCAAGATAGCCGGCTATTACGGGATGACCGCCGAAACGGTAGCCGCCAATAATGGCATCCCGGTAAACGCAACCATCTACCCGGGGCAAGTCCTCCGGATCATTGACTAGGGGGGACGTCATGACCGAACACCATGCGGAGCATTCGGACTTTTTCGTCCGGAACATGCCCGACGCATTGCCGCCCGTGGTCCCCACCCAAGTGGCCCGCCCATGGAGGGCCACCTGGCGAACCGTCGTCCAAGTGGGCATCCCGGCATTCATCGTCCTGTTAGGCATCCTCCCGGAAGTCCTGCAGCTCATCATTAGCGGGATGGGGGACCACCTAACGCCGGGCATCCGGCTGGCCCTGGCCGGGGCGGCAACGTTCATCACGGCCATGGCCGGGACCCTTGCCCGGATAGCGGCAATCCCCCGGGTGAATGAGGCGCTAAAAGTCATCCGGCTATCCGCTGACGGGCGGGGCCGTCACGTCGGTTAGACTGGCCGGGCAAGTACAGAAAACAGGATGTTCTGTCGCAAAGAAAAGGACCCCGGTTCCGCCCATAAAGGGGGGCGGAACCGGGGTCCTTTTTTTATTTGGAAGCCGCCCCGGACCGAACTGGGGGGAGGTTGCCGCGGTCTCAGTTCGGCAACTGACCGGCCCGGGGGACGACTTCCAGTCTATGGGGTAGCGCGGTGGCGTCCATTCGGGCGTTGCCAAAGACGCGTCCACCAGGCCAGCCAACGGGCAAGGCGGCTCATATCCACGTCTCCACAATGGCCCCGTCATCATCCGGGGCGCGGTCCATCCAAGTGAGGCCGGGCGGGACTATGCCCCGGGCCTCCTCGAGGGTGGCCGCAACGAACGCCGCGCCCGGCTCCGGACCGTGCCCGGTAATGGTCCATGGGCGGACCACGAAACCGCCCGGGAAATCCTTGGGCTGTTCGTAAATCGTCCAAACCGTAAAGTCCCGGTCAAGGTCCGCCATTACCGTGCCCCTTTCGGGAGCGGTGGCCGTCCCACCCGGCCCGGCCTGGAAGCGTTCCAATCGTCAATGGTCTTAGGCAACCAACCAACTTGGCGGACCCCAATTTGGGCGTCCGGCTTGGGCAGCTTGTACCGGTTTAGGGTGTCGGTTTTGACGCCGATACGTTCGGCCACCTCCGGACGGCTAAGGTACCGGACCGGGTTTGAACGGCTCATGACTTGGTCCTATCTACATGGCCAGTTGTTCGGGCATCGGCAATTCCGGCGGACGTCCGGCCTTTCGGGCATCGGCTCTATGCTTCCGGAGGAGGGCCTGGGCCTCATCATAGGCGTCTAGGTATTTCTGCGGGATACGCCCGGAAGGGGCAACGTCGAAACCCTGTTGGGCTATCCATTCCCGAATCTCAAGACGCTGTTTAGTTGACCTCCCGGCTAGCCCGTTCCCGGGTTTCATCTTGCCTTTAGGCCGGGGCGGTTCGGGAGCCGAATGGGTCACAGCTAGGCGCTTAGGGTTCGGGGGCAAGTCCCGTTCGTCTAACTCGTTATTCTCATCATCCAACGTTATGGAACCGTCCAAGATTCTGGCCATGTTCCGGGCGTGGACGGAAGCGTTAGGGGCCGATTCGGCATAGGCCAGGGCGCGCTCTATCCGGTTCTTTAGCTCCAGACTTTGCTCTATCGACTTAGCCGCAATGGCCCCCATTTGGTCCTCACCTCCCATTGAGACTAGGAGGTTATTAGCGGCTATGAGGTCATGCAGCTTAATCATTCGGTACCACCACCGGGCGCTGACGTTCGGGGGCCGGGCGCTTACCGTCCCCCCGGGGCGTGTGGTACACGATAGTAAGAATGAGACTCACGCTAACGCCGTATCGTTCGGCTAGCTGTTTAGTGGTGAACTTGCCCTTTCGGTATTCCCTCATGATTGCCGTCATAGCCCCGGCGGCTAACTTTCGGGGCCGTCCCACCGAATCGAAATAACGGTGTTCCGTTTCATGTTGGGCCTGTTCTGACTCAATCCTGTTTGGCTCATCTGTCACGAGTTTTAGCCTCTCGGAACGGGGGGCGTGGTTATCGTTCGGTTCAACTAATGCAAGGGTCACCGGGTGTCCTCTCATCTGTTTGGCGGCTTCCGTCTATAAAGCTACATCACAATTAGACGGTTTCAGTTAGGTTCATCACCACTTAAGACGGCGGCGCGTCACGGGCCTGGGCTACCTGGCCGGTCCCTCCCGTTCCGGGTGCCAACCTATCCACCGGTCCGAATCCGCCCGCATGGCGTCGAACCGTTCGTCCGCCCGGTCCGCCTTTTCGTCCCATTTGGCGTACTCCCGGGCCTCCTCTTTGGCCCGTTTCAAATCGCCTTTGAGGACGGCGCGGGCGGCGGCGCGGGCGCAATGGTCCCGCTCCCGGGTCAAGTAGGTGGAGACGGCGGCAAAGGACCACCAAGGCCCCTCTACCCGCTCAACATGAATCCAACTGGTGTTAGTCTCCATGGTCAGTCCACCACCCTTACGGCTTTGACTTCCACCGTCGTAAGCTCGCCGTCCGGGCCGAACACCTCATCCATGCGGGCATCGAATGATTCGTGAACGGCCCGCCCGGCGGCGACATGGGAGGCCAGAAATTCCCGGTATTCGTGGGCGTCCACGGTGGCCTCTATGACCAGCCGGAACCGTGCGCCCCCGGCCCAAGCCGGGGGCAGCTCATCCGGTTCACGGCGTCCGGCTTTCAACCATTCGTCCACGGCCTCTTGGACCGTGACCAAGTCCGGGACGTCCCATTCCGCCCGGCGGTTAGGGTCCGTAAACCCGGCGTAGTCGTTGGCGTCCACATG